AAGAAGCAAGTTGATTCTGATTGGATTGATTACTATGGTTCCAACAAAGAACTCCTATCGCACGTTGATCTATTCGGTAAAGAAAAGTTCAAACGAGAAATCTTGTATCTATGTAAGAGCAAAGGCGAGGCTTCGTATATGGAAGCGAAAGAACAGTTCAATAGGGATGCTTTGATTTCCGAAGAATACTATAATGAATGGATTATGGTAAGAGTCCGAAAATCACATCTCAAAAAATCACTTGACATTCCGAAATGACTATGCTATAAATGAGGTTATGATGGCGATTGTAATGTATTCCAAAAACGAATGTTCCTTCTGCGACAAGGCAAGGGATCTTCTCCGTTCACAAGGAAAGTTTTTCATCGAATATAAACTTGACAGGGACTTTTCCAGAGAGACTTTGAAAGCACTATTTCCTACCGCTAAAACTTTTCCCGTTATAACCATTGACAGCCGCTACATTGGCGGTTATAATGAGTTATCAAATCTACACCAGGAAGGAAAACTATGACTACGGAACATACCGTGCTGAAACTTGTTAACAGGTTCATTCAGGACAATGAGATAAGGAGCGCAGAAACAATCTATCAGGCTGATAGAGTAGGTGAAAATGCTCTGGAGTTTATTGAACTGCTATGTGAAGTAGTCGGATATTACAAAGATGAGGATGAAGACAATGATTGACAAGTATGCTCTCAAGGAAGACCTAAAGAATGGTGTTGTTACCGTTGTCTTTGAAAAGAAGGACGGAACAGAACGCACCATGCGTGCTACTCTTTCCGATCTATATGTTCCACAGGTATTATCAGAGTATGATGGACAGGTTGCTAAGCCTGCTCGCCAGCTAAATGATGATGTTCAGGCAGTATGGGATATTGATGCTAATGATTGGCGTTCATTCCGTATTGATTCTGTCAAACAACTATTGAAGGAGTGATAATGGCGCATCCACATAAGAATAGACCTCGCAAGGGTCGTCGTAAGATTGGATCAACAAAACGCAAGGTTCGTCGTCTCAAAGGAAGAAAGAAGAAGTAATGCCTGTTAATCTACCAGAAGGAATCCACAAAATGAAGGGTCTAGACAAGGCCAAGATTATCAATGTGTCCGCTACTTCCGAAGGCATCAACTTTTACGATGGTCTGACACTATTGCTTATTGGTCTAAAACTAACTGATCATATTCCAACTTGGACATGGATTGAGGTTCTTGCTCCTCTTTGGGGTCCTTTCATGCTATCTTGGTTCGTTCGCCTAGTAAAGGGAACTTTCTTTAACGATGAAGAGGACGAAGAATAATGTCTGCTGATAACGGCATCTATGTTCTGCTAACAGAAACAGAAAAGGGTCCAGAGTATCGTGTAGCCTATGCCCAGGCGATTGACAATATTTACGGAAAGTTCAATGAGGAACTATGCCGTTATGAAGGAGACATTCAACAGATCCGTTCCGTATTTGAGGACTCTCAAGTATTTCATACACTTAACGAGGCACTTGACTTTGCAGAGGGTATGGAGTATGATTATGAATATCTCGAAGACGGAATATGTGTGATAAATGAGTTTAAAGACTACAGTCATATCTTTACCTGAGAAAAATATGGCAAAGATTGTATTACACGGACATCCTAAAAAGATTACCAGACAAGAGTTGATACAATCTGCTGCCTTCTTTAGTGATCACCTGCTCAAAAGACTTAGCAAGAATGTTACGGTGGTCATCAAACTCAAAAACAATCTATATAAGACGACCAAATGTTTCGGTCTATGCACCTATACAGACGACGACATTAGAACTTCTAATCATCGTGAGTTTGAGATAGAAATGGACTCGGACTTTGGTCGTCCTTTTATGTTGAGAACACTAGCACATGAACTTGTCCATGTTAAACAATACGCACGAGGTCAACTCATTGAAATGTCCGGTCCATACCAGAAATGGAACGGTGTAATGTTTAGTGAGAACAAGATACCTTATAAAAAACTTCCTTGGGAAGTAGAAGCATTACAGTTAGAAAAAGAACTGTATGAGATGTGGAAACACCATCGTGACCAATAAGGAGAAGAAAGTGAAAACGGCAGCCGTTCGTCGTCCCAAGTTTGCTGATGAAAAGTATCTCGGTTCTGAGCCGACTGTGGATGAAAATGCCACAGAAATCGATATGGCCAAGGCATATACCTGGTTCAACTATTTCTATAACTCGGAAGATGCCAAGAACTTCACAATCTCCTATCTCAAGCATATTAAATACAACAAAGACACTATCAAGAAACTCTCCAAAGTTAATGCTATCAATCTTCACAACATCGGTTGGAACTGCCGTTTGCTCTATAATGGCAGCACTCTACCTGATGGTGTGTGGGAGCGTTGCGACGCCAGAATTAAACAACTGGCTGATGCTATTACAATCGTCGATGACGAAGAAGTGGCAGCACCAGTCAAGGTCGTATCAATTCAGGATCGTATCAACAATAAGGCTGTCGAACTGATTGGCGAACTTGAAGAACAATTGGATGTGTTCTTTCAAGAAGGAGTTATTCAGTTTGATGTTAAGAAGTGGTCCCTTGAGAAGGGAATTAAACCGCAAATTGCGAAGAGGATTGCAGACAAATTCCGTCCTCAATACAATGAAATCGCCGAAGCCCTCGAAGGCAAAGACGCTGACTTGGTGGAAGCGTATAAGGGTTGGCGCAAGCCAGTTCTTAAAATCATGGCTCTATTCATCAAGCGTATAATCGACCATATGGTTGAACTGGACTCCGCTGGACAGACAGTTCGTAAGCCACGCAAGAAGAAGGTAAAGCCTGCTTCGGTTCTAGTCGCCAAGATGAACTATTGTAAATCCGCAGATACTCTAACGAGTGTCGATCCGAAGGAGATTATCGGTGCTTCGCAACTTTGGGCATACAATCATAAAACTCGCAATCTTTCTGTGTATAATGCCGTGGGTCATTCTGGCCTTTCGGTCAGAGGGTCTACGATTACAGGATTTGACGAGACAACTTCGGTTACAAAGAAACTCCGTAAACCAGAAGCAGTAATCAAGCCACTGATGGAAGGTGGTAAGGTTTATCTTCGCAAGGTTATGGACAATCTTACAACGACCGAACAGAAAGCAACTGGTCGCATCAATGTGGATACAATACTACTGAGAGTGGTAAAATGACCGTAGAAGCATTCTTGTGGGCATGGATATACATGGGTTATGTGGTGGCAGCACTCTCGCTGCTGACACTACTATTCATTACAATCTATAAGGACTAACAAATGGACATCGAACTGACTATTGAACACTACAAATATCTGAATAGCATTAGTCCTCCCGAACTAACCTTTTTCAATCATGGATATGTCCCATCTGATCCTATTCATGAACAAGATTTCTATAATGGTATTCAGAAAAGCCTATATCATAGTCTGTTGAGTAATCTAAAGACACAGGACAGAAGAATCCTGGATGTGGGTTGTGGTCGAGGCGGTTCTGTAAGAATGTTCTCTACACATGACTATGGATTTAGTCGTGTTGATGGTGTTGATATCAGCGAAGATAATATTGAGTTTGCCACAAAGTTATTTCCTGGCAACAACTACTTTCGGATGGATGCTCATGACTTGATCTATCCGAATGCGTCGTTCGATATCATTACAAATGTGGAATCATTTCATTGCTATAATGATCCTCGGACATTTATTCTTGAAGCACGAAGAGTTTTGGCACCTGATGGTGTTTTTGTATTGGCTGACACTAATGCACAAATAGAGAGATACTTTACGACAAGAGATTGTCCTTTTGTTTATATTGATAGAGAAGACATAACCGTAAATGTTCTAAATGGTTGTCTTGCTCTAGGCGAAAGGATGCTTCAACTAGAAAACTCTGCATTTAGAGACAGCATTCTATACATAACAGAAAAGGCAGCATTCTACTATGCGAATAGAATATGGAACTATGTGAAATATACCTGCTACAACGATAAAGAAGTATTCAAGGATAACACATGACTAATAAGGTAATCGAGTTCCCAAAGAGCAAGGTCGTTCGAGAGATTCCAGAAGAAGTTCATATAGAACGACAAGCCAAAGCAGACATGAAACAAGCCGATGTTATTGTGGACGAGGTCGCTGGTCTAATGATCACCGAACTTGATAACTACTTTGTCGATGTTACATCCAAACAGTTTAGTAAAGATATCATTCTAGTTGTGGATGCTCTAAAGGCTGCCGTGTATAGATCATATGGAATCGACCATCATCTTCATCCGTTCATTGACGATAATGTGAAACTGATTGAAGGCGATATCAACGGAATGTCAAAAGAAGAAATCAAGGAAAAGATCGAAAAGATCATGCTGGAACTTTCCGAAGCCAAGGAAAGCATTGACAGCGAAGAAGAAGAGTGATATACTTTCTATTCACTCGATAAGGAAATATTATGTCTTACATGCTGATTGACCTCAACCAGGTTCTAATCTCTAATCTGATGCAACATCTAAAGTTTGTATCAAAGCAGCACGAAATGAGCGAAGACCTTATTCGTCATATGTGCATCAATACAATCCGATCTAATGTAAAGCAGTTTCGTTCCAAATATCAGAACGTTATTCTTTGCTGTGACTCCAAGCATTATTGGCGTCGTGATTACTTTGCGTTTTATAAGTCACATCGGAAGCATGACCGTGAAGCATCTGGTCTCGATTGGGATATGATCTTCACTGTCCTAAATGGTCTTCGTGACGAGTTGCGTGATAACTTTCCGTATAAGACACTAAATGTGGAAGGTGCAGAAGCCGACGATGTTATTGCGGTGCTAACTGCTAGACTGGCTCCACATGCGCCTGTTCTTATTCTATCGTCAGATAAAGACTTTGGTCAGTTGCAGAAGTATCCAAATGTCACCCAGTATAGTCCTATTC